AGAGTGCAGGTAACGTTATGGTCGGAGTTAAATCTTCTGAGACCATCAATATCATGGACACAGACGCTATCTTCCAAGCTGGTGGCTCATGTGGTGGTTTTAACGCTTCTGGTTCTACTTCATTCACTCAAAGAACTGTGACTGTAGGTAAAATCAAAGTAAACGAGGCTCTTTGCCCTAAAGATTTGGAAGCTAAATACTTGCAGAAGGCTTTGCCTACTGGTTCAATGTACGATGCTATTCCTTTTGAGCAAGAGTTCACAGACAAGAAAGCTAAGAGAATAGCTGCACAACTTGAAACTGCTCTTTGGCAGGGTGACACCTCATCTGTAAACGTAAACTTGAATAAGTTTGATGGTTTGGTTAAGTTGGTAGGTGCTGCTTCTGGAGTTGTAGATGCTAACACTTCTACTTTCATCTCTGGTGCTCCTTTGTCTAGCATTACTGCGGCTAACGTAGTATCTATCTTTGATGGTGTTTACAGAGCGATTCCTGCGACTATTGTTTCTGAAGACGATGTTACTATCTTCTGCGGTATGGATGTTTTCCGTACTTACACAATCGCATTGAAGAACGCTAATATGTTCCACTACACAGTAGACGTAAAGGCTGATAACGAGTTTATCCTTCCTGGTACTACTATCAAGGTTGTAGCGGTTCAAGGTCTTAACGGTACTAACAAGATTTACGCTGCTAGACTTAGCAACTTGTTCTTAGGTACTGACCTTCTTAACGAAGAAGAGAAATTTGAAATCTTCTACGCAAAAGAAGCTGACCAAGTACGTTTTGTATCTGAGTTCAAAATGGGTGTTAACTTCGCTTTCCCTGACGAAATCGTTAAGTTCGCATACTAAAATATCGTAGGGGATTAAGTTCCCCTACTTTTTTAACTTTATAAATAATTAATTATGGCTTGTGCTTTAACACAAGGTTATGTTCTAGATTGCAAGGATTCACTCGGTGGTATAACTGAAGTGTTGTTTATTGCTAAAGCAGACGTAACCGCTACAACAGAAGCTTCTGGAGTTATCACGGCTATTACAAAGGCATCTGGTAAGCGTTTCTACAAGTATGAACTTGTAAAAGAAACTTCTAGCTTTGTTGAGAATATCAACGCTTCTGTAGAAAATGGTTCTATTTTCTATCAGCAGGAGTTAACTGTTATCCTTAACAAACTACAAGCAAATACTCGCAATGAGATTTTGCTACTTGCTCAGAACCTATTGTTAGCTATCGCAAAAGATAATAACGGAAAGTATTGGTATTTAGGTCAGTCTAGAGGTTTGGATATTACCGCTGGTAATTCTGGCTCTGGTACTGCAATGGGAGATAGAAGCGGATATACTTTAACCTTTACTGGTAAAGAACCTGCTCTTGCTCCAGAGGTAGCATCTGGAATTATTTCTGGTCTATTAAGTTAGTAAGCAGTTGGTTTAGTATAATTAGCCCTTGCAAGTGCAGGGGCTTTTTTTGTTAATTACCTTTAATTCTAGCATTTATATTAGAATGATACAATTAACGAAAGGAGTAACGCAGTTCATCTATTTAACCTTAACGGAAAAGCAGACGTTAACGAATCCTAATTATCTATTCGTATTCAAAAATAGGTCTACTAATAACGAGGTAAAGTTTGTGTTATTGAACGCTGCGGATGTATCTTTGTACAAGGACAGATATAATAAATTCAGTATAAAAGTAGATAAATATTTTTCAAGCAAACCTAGAGGGCAGTATTCATATTTTGTATATGAGCAGACCAGTACTACTAACCAAGATACTACTGGATTGACTGAGTTAGAAAGTGGGATAATGTGGTTAAACGATGCAGAAAATGTTTATACTGAATATCAAACTAATGATACATTTAAAGTAAGACAATGAACGGAGAAAATTTTATACTAGTTCAATTTGCGGAAGCTAAACAACCCGAATACAGAGAAAAGAAGAAAGAGGGTTACATGGAGTATGGGGAAAAGAATGATTACCCTTTATACTTGGTTGAACTATTTAACAAGTCTGCAAAGCATAACGCTATTGTAAGAAATAAAGTTCACTACATTTGTGGCAATGGTTGGACTGGTAACGAGCAATTCATAGAGAAACCTAATAGGTCTGAAAATCTTAACGACTTGACTAGGAAGATTTCTATGGACTTAGAGTTATTTGGTGGTGCTTATATTGAGGTTATTTGGGGATTAGGTAAGGTTGCTGAAATGTGGCACATTGATTATACTAAGATTAGAACCAATAAAGATAATACGCAGTTTTGGTACAAAGAAAACTGGAAGGATTATAAAGAGAAACTAGAGTTTGTTTATCCTGCTTTTAACCCAAAGGTTAAAGAAGGCAAACAGATTATATACCTAAAGGAGTACAGACCGAATATCGGCGTTTATTCTTTGCCAGTTTACTTTGGTGCTTTAAATTATATTGAAAGTGATATAGAGGTTTCTAAGCATGTTCTAGGTAATGCTAAAACTGGTTTTAGTGCTAGTAAATTAATTACCCTACCAGACGGAACACCTTCTAGAGAAGAGCAAAACGAAATTCATAGGAAGTTTAAAAATACTTATACTGGCTCTGACGGAGTTAAGTATATGCTTTCATTCGTTAATGATGCTTCTAGAAAACCTATCGTAGACGATTTAGGACAGTCAGACTTAACTAAAGAAGATTTTGGTAGAGTTGACGAGTTGATTCAAACTAACATATTCTCAGGTCACCAAGTTACTACTCCTTCTATTTTCGGTATTGCAGTAGCTGGTAAGCTAGGCACTAGAACTGAAATGAGGGACGGGTACGAAATTTTTAAAAATACCTATGTTAATGGTAAGCAGCAATTTTTAGAATCATTTGTGAATACCATGGCTGGTTATTTCGGCTATAGTGAAGAAATGAGGATTATTCCTGCCGAACCTATTGGCATAGAGTTTAGCGAAAATACTTTGTTACAAGTTGCTCCTAAAGAGTGGATTCTTGAAAAGATAGGTATTGATATGTCTAAATACCAGCCAATAGAAACCAAACCAGAGTTAGCACCAGTTGAAATGGCAGATGCTTATTCTGTGTTTTTTGAGTATGGCGAAGACAAGGGAAACTTTGAGGTATGGAAACAGAAAAGTTATTTTGAAGATGTTGAACTATTCGCAGATGTAACTCAGTTACAATCAGATGTACTAGACTTGATAAGCAAGGACAAAAGAATAACACCAGAGGTCATTGCAGATACTTTAAGAGAAGATATAGGAGTTATTAAGAGAATCATAACCGCACTAGAAAAGAGGGGATTTATTAAGTCTACAGAGACCACAATAGGCAAGGGTATTGATTCAAACATTCAAATAGAAAGGCAACTAACAGAACCTTTAAGAGACATTGTAGAAAAAATCAAACCTAAAACTACTGAGTTTCTTATAAGATATTCTTATGAGTGGAAACAAGGTTTTAGTGATGATGATGAAGAAACAAGTAGACCATTTTGTAAATACTTAATGGCAGCTAAAAAAATGTACTCTAGGTCAGAGATAGAACAAATGAGTGCAAGGTTAGGTTATTCGGTTTGGGATAGAAGAGGTGGATGGTACACAAAGCCAAATACAAATATTCATTCACCTTCGTGTAGGCATCAATGGGTTTCAAATGTTGTGACTAGAAAATAAAAAGAAATGAGTGCTAATATTTTATTTATATCAGTAGAGACTATAAAGGACAGAAGCGGTTTGCATAATAACGTAGACGAGAAACTAATCTTGCCTGAGATAAAGACTTGTCAAGATATGTATATACTCCCTGCGTTAGGAACTAGCCTTTATGAAAGGTTACAAGATGGTGTAGATTGTGGGAATCTTAACTGTAATGAAAAAGAATTACTAGATAACTATGTAGTAGACTGCTTAATAAATTATGTTTTAAGTGAGTTACCTCAAGGGTTAAGCTATCAGTTTTATAATAAAGGCTTAGTTAGGAAAAGTTCAGATAACACAGAACTTCCTAGTATGCAGGATATGATTGACATAGCCAATAGGTACAAGGCTAGGGCAGAGTTCTACAAACAAAGACTAATTAAATACTTAAAACAGAATCAAACACTTTATCCAGAATATCTAAACTACGGAGCAGGATATGACGCTATTAAACCAGAGAATGACGGATATACGGCTTCTATTTGGTTA